TCATAATATTGAAACTCAAAAACCTGCGTTTAAAAGTATTTAAAAACATCTAAACTATAGTATATATCAATGGTTCAATCAGAGACCTATTATATGATCACGATAAATCAACATCCTGACTGTGAAGTTCCGCTGCAGGCCGTAGAGGCTGGACTCATAAAGTATGCAAAAAAGAATAGTTCACGTTGGCTAGTAGCCCTTGAAGAGGGTTCTCAAAATGGTAAGAAACATTTCCACCTAGACCTAGAGATGCTTAAACCTATCCGAAAGGATGCTCTTGTCAGAGCAATATACACAGCCACCAAAATCCTAAAGAAATTAGACGAAAATAATAGACAATACGCAGTAGTTGCGAATGGCACTAGACAACTACCGCATAAATCAGCATGGGAGGTCCATGCTATAGCCTATGTAGAAAAAGATCACGAGTATACAACTAATATGGATGAAGGTTGGATACAAGAACAGGTGGCGAAAAAGAAATTAAAGAATGACGTAGATCAAAAATCATTATACGTCTGCAAACCTAAATTTTGGAAACTTTACAGAGAAGAATTAATGAAAAATAAACTAGAATATATCAAAAGATATAGGGACAATCCTAGAAACCCTTCATGGGAGAAGGATGAATTTATAATTTATAAATGGACCCACCAAGACCCTGATCTCATAAGACATGAAATCATGGCGATAATATTAAAGACATATACACCTTTATGGCTGAAAACTGATATTATAGCGTTAATCGTAGAATATCAGGAGGGCTTACACATGTACCATGAACATCTAGAAGGTGCCGTGAATAGAGGAATCATGCTCAGAAATGAGAAGCCACTGGAAATTGAGATCGTCGCCAGACGCGTTTAAATACTAAAAATAATATCTTTACATAGATTATACAAATATGCCGTATGTCCGCCGGACTCGTAGAACTACTCGTCGGTCTCCTCGAAATCCTAGGAGCCTTATACGTGGTAAGCCAAGGGCTGCCAAAAACAAAAGTGCCATCTACGCACTTACAAGAAAAGTAAATAAGATATCCCGAACGGTGAATCAAAGAACTTTACACGCAACATTTGGTAAATCCGGAGACTACAATGTCTCCAATGCATTAGTTAACTATGGGTATAACCAATTAATCTTACCAATGGCTCTCCCAGGAGAGTCAGCATGGACCCAAATCTTTGATTTGGATACATCGGTATCGTTCTTATCAACACTAAAAATAAAATCACTCCACACAGAATACAAAGTCTATCCCGCTAACGAAGAAGCACCCATAGATACTACAGTCGTACTCATTGCCCCCAAATCAAGAAAGATATTGGAATCAGCATACAACATGACAACCGGTGCCCTAGCACTAACCTCTAATGTAGACTATTATATTAACAATGGTATGGTATTAATCAACTTAAAGAGATGGAAACTCCATCATTATAAGCGAACCATGACTGTCAAACAGGATGGTACTCAAGAATTAGAAATGCCTATACGATCTAATATGGGAAAAGTCAGTTTACGGAATCTAAACTGGACTATCAAAAACACCAATGGTAACTGGAACTCAGTAAGTCCAGATGTATTACCTGCCTATATGAGGTTGTTCTTTGTAACCTTTAACAACAATTCGTTTTCGGATCTTGAATCTCCAGCATTCAAGCATGCAACAATCATAAAAGCCACTGCACATCAGTAGAATAATATTACACTGGGTGTAGGCGTCTTTGCAGGCGCCCCACTGGACGCCGAGCGCAAAGCGCTGGTATGAGGGGGCCCGATAGGGACCTTCCTCCCTGTTCCTTATCAGTTAATTACGATTACCTGACTAGGAGTTTCTCAATTACTTTCAAAAAACAATTGATTATCAAAATTATTGTGGCACGTTACTCGGACCTGTGCCACAAAATACTCACACAATTTCCCACAAAACCAATGACCAAGTAACGTTTGTTAATTTAATGCCACACGCACCGCTAGGTGTGTGTTTGGCTTAGATGTCGTTTACTGGCGGTGGTAAATCTAGTTTCATAATATTGAAACTCAAAAACCTGCGTTTAAAAGTATTTAAAAACATCTAAACTATAGTATATATCAATGGTTCAATCAGAGACCTATTATATGATC